GTCAGCCAGCTAGTACGTTCTAGCACCTAACTTTTCAGACTCAGACGGAGGATAACTGTCAAGCCTTTGACAAGGTTAATTGTCAGACATGGCCACAATCATCGTTGGTGTGGCTTCTATTCTTTTGGGCGGTGCAGGTGCTGGGTATGTACTCAATGCTTGTATGCGTCTGGATAGAGACGTCTCTGACCTCAACCTCGAGCGGATAACGCGAGAGCAAGTGGCAATAGAGATGATGTCAGCACTCCCGTCCGACTCTGGCGATACTCTCGCTGGGGTCTTAAGGGAAACGGCTTGCGTGGAGCACTACGACATTTGTAGCATCGTTGAGGATGTTAGTCGGACTGCCCGCGCCGCCAGAACAGCGGATTGGTGGGAGGAACGTGCGGTCGTTCCTTCGTTCGAACGAGATTTCGAGCGTGCACCACTAGTATTACAGGGGGGGCCGGGACGTATACTGCCAAAATTTGCAGCTGCCTGTGTGATGGCATTGCGAGTTAAGTTTGGTGTACGGCCTCCCTCTGCCGCTAACGTCTCCATGGTGGAAGTGGAGTACTTCAAGCTGTGTAAACAGCGAAGGGTGCGAACCTTCGACGCCATACATCATCGGCAAATCGTGTTGTCGGTGTTCTTTGGAGACACAGGAGAGAGCGACTTCTTAGCCGCTCGCTGGAACGCTCCGCGTTGGCTCTCGTGGCTCATCAGTGATTATAAGCTGACTGGGTCTACTAGGGTCACGTAGGGGCGCCCGCTCAAGGTGTATGGCACCACGCCCTCTGTGAAGACTGAACTCGTCCAACGAGTTAACGACACATGGCCTGGTGCGCTGGTCGTACGCCGGAATGGGATGCCTGTTAAGAGGCGGGTTTTTACTGTGTTACCCGGCCTCGGATTTACCAGCAACATGGGAGTCCATGAACACAGCGTAGACGCGGTGGTAAGTGCGTTAACAGAGCGGTTTTTCTTCATCAACGTCGATGGGAATTTTATACAGCCGCCGACACCGCGCAACGGCATCTACGGAGATGCACCCTACAGACAATTTCGGAATGATCTCGTCGCTCTTTTGCCTCGTCGTTTCCCTCGGATTGGCCGTCGATCAGTGGTCGACCGCTATTCGGGGCCTAAGCGCAAACGGTATGAAGCGGCTTTTGATTCCCTTAAGCGTCAACCTCTGTGTGAGAGAGATGCACAGATTGGGCTTTTCTGTAAGTTTGCCAAAGTAGAAGTGGGTGATGCAGCGCGTCTCATCTCCCCGAGGTCAACGCGGTTCAACATTGAACTTGGAAGATACATCAAACACCTGGAGAAACGTATCTACAAGAAGTTGAATCGGTTGTTCCAATCTGAGTCCTTTTCCTCCGTGGCGAAGGGCATGGATGTGGACGACACTGCCAAATGTTTGTGGCAGAAGTGGAGTAGGTTTAAGGATCCGGCGGCGTTTGTCATTGATATTCGTAAGCTGGATGCCTGCATCAGAGTGACGCATCTCAAATATGAGCATAGCGTTTACACAGCTGTTTACCCTTGGTCAGCTGAGTTACGCAAAATGCTGAGATGGATGCGCGTGCACAAATGCCGCGCCTTCGCCCTTGACGGTATGGTGAAAGTCAATACTGACGGCCGCCGTGCTTCTGGGGACGTAACAACATCGCTTGGCAATGTCATCATTGTCATGGCCACTCTGTTTAACGTAAAACTTACTCTCGCTGACTTCGAGGTTTTGAATGCGGGCGATGATAATGTGTTGATTATGGAAAGAGCCATTCTTGACCTGCTCTGGACTGGTATCGACCAGTATTTTCTAGATGCAGGGTTTCTTATCAAGAAAGAGGGTCCATACTTCACGTTTGAGGAAATCGTTTTCTGTCAGCAATCTCCGTGTTTGGTGCATGGTAAGTGGCGCATGATACGCGACCTTCGGGCCGTATTCCGTAAGGATTGCATGTGTTTACAACCTACGCCTCACGATGGAGCTCTGCGTAAGTGGATGGCGGCTGTGGGTTGTGCTGGTGCACATCTTTGTGATGGTGTGCCGGTACTGCAGGCGTTATACGACGGATTCAAGCGTAATGGAGTCGCAATCACTGATCAGTATTTTGGTCATGTGATGGCTCACACATATTTCACCGCCCGACGCAATGCTAGGAGAGATAGCACAATCGATGACGACGCACGAGTGTCATTCTATCGCTCCTCGGGAATTTTCCCCGACATTCAGGTGAAGTTGGAAGCCGTGTTGAAGGATTGGACCATTGGCGATATGGTCGCAGAACCTATAGAAGTTTGTGTTGTACCGCCAGAACAAGGGTGTCAACTAGAAGAATACTTATTTGACACAACACATTTCTAGTAACATGGCGAAGAAGCAGACGATTGTCGTCATCGGGAAGAAGAAGAAGAAGACCGCGCGATCACGCGCGCAGGGTCAGCCTACTGCGGTGGGTAAAGCCTTGCGTGTCCTTGGGTCAGCAGGCGGTGGGGTGTTGGGAGCCTACCTCGGGCAACCATCACTTGGAGGGGCTGTGGGCAACACGCTGGGTGCTGCTCTTAGCCGGTGGCTCGGACAGGGGGACTATACAGTGAACACCAACAGTATTGTGACGGCTTCGGCTAGTACCAATATTCCTGCTATGCACAAAACATTACAAAGCGTAACTGTTAGACATCGAGAATACCTCGGTGTTATTAATGGCAGTATCGACTATAAATTGCAAGCATCTTACCCACTCAACCCGGGAATGTCTCAGACGTTTCCATGGTTGTCTGTGGTTGCTACTCAGTTCTCTGAGTACAAGATAAAAGGTATGGTCTTTCACTATGTCCCTACATCTGGCAATGCTGTGTCCTCGACGAATGCAGCATTGGGCGCGGTTATGATTCAAACCACATATCGCGCTACTGAGCCCGCTCCAGTTAGCAAAGTCGAAATGCTCAATGAGTATTGGGCCAGCGAAGGATCGCCGGCCTCTAGCTTCGTACACCCTATCGAATGTAATCCAGCGGAGAGCCCTTATACGATCCATTACACAAGGTCTGGTACGCCAGCAGATAACCTATTATGGTATGATCTCGGCAAAACGTTCGTTGCCACGCAAGGAATGCAAGTCGATAATCAACCTATCGGTGATTTGTGGGTGACCTATGAAGTGGAGCTTAAGAAGCCCGTGGTACGCAGCGAATTGAATGGTCCCTTGTGGGCAGAGAGTACAGGCAACACAGTCGGTGACACAGTCACTGATTTGTTTGAAGGACTCACAAATACTGGTCTGATACAGATTGGCAAGCCTGCCCCCAATACCATTACTTTTCCACCGGGCACTTCAGGTAGTTATCTTCTCGTATACGCATATAGCACTCCAGGCGGTACAATTACTGCCTTGACGGCTCCGACGTTTACGCCCACGAACTGTACAATAGTCAGCGCGTGGACACCCGGTTATACGTCAGTTAGCCATGTAGATGGGGTGACATCTTACGTGTACTGGATCCGAGTATCTGATCCAACCCAAGAGTCGAAACTTGTTGCAGGAGGGTTTTCATCCACCATAACAGTTTCCACGACTAACGTTCCTTGGACAATGTACATGACGCAATTTCGAAGCTGATTTTCGCACCATCGGCGAGGGGCCTAAGAGTGGTATAGTCCTACCACCTCCTCTTCAAGCGGGGCCTTAAACGTGAGGTTACCTTAAGTGGCTAACCAGACATGGATGTAGACACCTCCCAGGTATCGTTGCTTGCAGCAGCAGCGTGTGTCAAGCTTGGTGTAGTGAGTGCTGCAACATGTGTGTCTGGCAAGCCAGCCTCGTTTCTGTGTATGATTGCCGATCTTTGGGGCACTGCTATATGCCGTTCCCCGGTCATCCCGACCAACCAGTGAACCCGTAGTCCGGGCGTTCAGGGCCGACGTGATGTGTCCCCGGAGTGAGCTCCTGAAGATGACTCACCTTTCCTACTGCAGGTTAGTATCCAATTATGTGTGTGTGATGAGGAAGCAGTAACTCAACATCTAAAATGTCTTCTGACGCGGACGGTAGCAATACCTGAAGCTGATTTTGACTGGGCTGATGGTCACACAACTTTCTTCTCCAGCTTGGAAGCATA